CTTGGGTAAAAGTAGGAACAGCTGACTGGGTAAAAAGTTGGCCAACTATCCAAGGTTCAACTGCAAACGCAACCTTAACAAACGGACATACAATAGTCATTAACCAAACTACTGTTACTTTATCTGGAACAACAATGGCTAATTTGGCAACATCAATTAATGATGCTGGCATTACAGGTGTAACAGCGGGTGTTGTTGATGGTAAGATTTACATTTATAGTGACGGAAGTTCAACTACAGATGGATCAACAGACGATGACGGTGCTATTGCTATTTCAGCAGGTGCATCAGGTACATTGTTAGCTGATATTGGTATCACAGCTGGTACTTATTATGCTCCGGCATTAGAAATCAAACCGCACACAAGCGTACCAGAGTTTAAAACAGCAGATACAAAATCAAGACCTTCAGGTTCTGTTTGGTTTAAAACTACAGATGCAAACTTAGGTGCAAATTACAAAGCTAAAGTTTGGAACTCAACTACTAAACTTTGGGAAGATAAACCAGCACCGGTTTACAGATCACATCATGAGGCACTTTACAATTTAGATAAGTCCGGTGGCGGAATTAATCTTGCAGTTGGTTCTTTATACATTCAAGCACACACTTCATTAGCAGAAAATGAAGAATTTGATTTTACAATTTTTGCAAGAAACGCTTCGGGTGCTACTACAATTACATCAAGTGCAATCACAGCAAGTACTTTCGCGGCAGGCACATTTAACTATACAATGGCAGAAAGCAAAGTTGGACAGGCGGCTATGGACGCACATGTATCGTTATCATTTGTTGCAACAGGAGCGGCAAGCGATGCTGATGTAATGGCAAATTCAATCAATGCACACGGATTTACTAACATTGTTGCAAGTGTTGATGCAAGCAACAGAGTTGTTATTTCACATAATGATGGTGGAGAGATCCGTATTAAAGATACAAGTAATGGTTTTGCTAACGCAGGATTTGCGGCATATAACTATACTACAAAACTAGGAACTGCAAACCTTTACACAGCACCAGCAGGTGATACTGCTTCAGACTTCCATGCTTCAAACTGGAAGATCTTAACATACACAGCAGGACCAAATGCTCCAACTGCATTAACAACAGATGGTAGATTATGGTACAGCTCAATTGTTGATGAAGTAGACATCATGGTACACAACGGAACTACATGGAAAGGTTACGCAAACGTATATGCAAGTGCTGATCCAGCAGGACCGATTGTAAGTGCTACTGAGCCTACACAGCAATCAGATACAACTCCTTTGGTAACAGGTGACCTTTGGATTTCAACTGCTGACTTGGAAAATTATCCACAAGTACACAAATACAATGCAGACCTTGCAAAATGGATTGCATTAGATGAAGCAGATCAAACTACTGAAGATGGTATTTTATTTGCTGATGCTAGATTTGGTACAAGTGGTGGTACTGCAACAGCGGCACCAAGTGGAACTATTGCTGAATTATTAGTAAGTGATCATTTAGATACTGACGCTCCAGATCCAGCATTATATCCAAAAGGCATGTTATTATGGAACTTAAGACGTTCTGGATTTAACGTTAAGAAATTTGTACGTAATCATGTAGATCTTACTGCAACAAACGTTAGAATGGACGAAAGCCAAGCAACATATTATCCACACAGATGGGTAACTGAATCAGCTAACCAGCCAGATGGCGCAGGTAGCTTTGGACGTAAAGCTCAACGTAAAGTAATTGTTCAAGCTCTACAAGCAATGGTTAACAGTAACCAAGATATTAGAGATGACGAATCAAGACTGTTCAACGTTATGGCATGTCCAAGTTATCCTGAATTAATTGGTGAAATGATTGCACTTAACAATGATAGAGGCTTAACTGCATTTATCGTTGGCGATTCACCGGTTAGATTGAAATCAGATGCAACAACAATTAATGACTGGGGTAACAACGTTAACCTTGCAGTTGAAGATAACGACAGAGGACTTGTTTCTAGAGATGAGTACTTAGGTGTGTTTTATCCGAGCTTGTTTACAAGCGACAATGCAGGTAACAATGTAGTTGTTCCACCAAGTCACGGTATTCTTAGAACATTAGCATTAAGCGATCAAGTTTCGTTTCCATGGTTTGCACCAGCAGGAACAAGACGTGGTGGTATTACAAATGCAAGTGCTTCAGGATTTGTTGATGCAGAAGGTGAATTTAAATCAATTGCGTTAAATGAAGGACAACGTGATACACTTTATTCACTTAATGTTAACCCAATTACATTCTTAACAGGTGCAGGTCTTGTTAACTTTGGTCAAAAGACTAGAGCAAGAAATGCAAGTGCTTTGGATAGAATTAACGTGGCACGTTTGGTAATTTACTTGAGATCACAACTTAAGAAACTTGCGAAACCATATATCTTTGAACCAAATGATAAAATCACTCGTGATGAAATCAAGGCACAAGTTGATAGCTTAATGCTTGAACTTGTTTCACAAAGAGCATTATATGACTTCCTAGTTGTTTGTGATGAATCAAATAACACACCAGCTAGAATAGACAGAAATGAACTATACGTTGATATCGCGATTGAGCCAGTGAAGGCTGTGGAATTTATTTACATTCCACTGAGACTTAAAAACACTGGAGAGATAGCGGGACTATAAACGGATAAATAAAAGTAATAGGAGCATAGAATGGCAATTTCAACACTTTCAAGATTAACAGTACCGCTAGATAGTAATGCAAGTGCATCAAATCAAGGTCTGTTGATGCCCAAACTGCAATACCGTTTTAGGGTATCGCTGGAAAACTTCGGAGTATCAAGTCCAACAACTGAACTTACAAAACAGGTTATGGATGTTACAAGACCAAACGTATCGTTCGATCAAATGACTGTTGACATTTACAACTCGAGAGTATTTCTTGCAGGTAAACATACTTGGGAGCCAATTACGCTTAACCTACGTGAAGATGTTAGCAACAACGTGCAAAAACTTGTTGGTGAGCAGTTACAGAAACAATTTGATTTCTTTGAAATGTCCGGTGCGGCATCTGGAAGTGATTACAAGTTTGTAACTAGAATTGAAATTCTTGATGGTGGTAACGGTGCTAATACTCCAGGTGTACTAGAAACTTTTGAACTATATGGTTGTTACGTAGAAAATGCAAACTACAATTCATTAAACTACGCAACATCAGAAGTTGTAACAACAACATTATCTATTAGATACGATAACGCAATCCAGACTCCACAAGGAACTGGAATAGGTACAGCAATTGGCAGAACTATAAACACTGCAATTACTGGCGGCGGATCTACTTAATCAGAAACAAAATTAAATTAAGGGCCTACGGGCCCTTTTTTTATGGCTTTAATAATATACCCACTTAATTCTATAAGATAAATACTGTATATAGGAGATACGTATGAGTTTCTTAAATGGCTTTTTAGATAATTTAGCATCAGGTGCATTGAATCCAAAAGGGAATCTTGCTGACTATCAACACGGTGCTAGACTATATGTTGACGACAGTCATAGATTATCTCCTAAAGTAAAATTTCTTTATCACGTTTCTTTTAACATTAATTCTGGTGCTTCTGCTATTATACCTCAACTTGCACAAAAGCATATTAACGAATTAAACATGTTAGTTAAATCTGTTACGTTACCACAATTTAATGTTCAAACAGATGTAAAGCATCAGTACAATAGGAAAAGAATTGTGCAAAAAAGGATTGATTATAATCCTGTAACTATTCAATTCCATGATGATTCCTATGGTGTTACAACAGCAATGTGGGAAGCATATTATAGATATTACTATAGAGACGGAAACTATACAAAAGTACAACCAGATGGCAGTGTTGATCCTACAATAAAACAATATGCTTATAACAGAGGGACACAGTTTGGAGCCAAACAATATAGATATGGTTTTGACAACGACAGCTTTGCTCCGTTTTTTAACAGTATTACAATCAGTCAAATGTCAAGAAAAAGATACACGTCAATGACACTTGTAAATCCTATAATTGCAAGTTGGCAACATGACACTATGGATAATTCAGCAAGTGATCCTGTTGCAAACTTAATGACTTTAGAATACGAAACGGTACACTACAGTAGAGGGCCTATTAAAAATGGAAGTCCAAAAGGATTTGGTGTTGAGCATTATGATAAAACGCCTAGTCCAATTTCAATATCAGGTGGTGGTGCCGCAAGTCTATTAGGAGTTGGTGGAGTACTTGCAGGTGGTATGGGAGTGTTAGATGACATATCCGGAGGTAATGTAAGTTTTGGCACAGTTTTAAATGCGGCAAACGTTTTGAAAAACGGAGGTGCTTTGACATCATCGGGAATCGGCGGCGAACTCTTAGGTTCAGCTGTTGATGCTATTGGACAAACAACAGGCATAGATGTTAGTGGAGTTGCAGGAGTTGCATTTCCAAAAGGCGGTGGTGGCGGTGGTGCAAGCACAATAGCGGCCGCGGCGGCTTTGGTAGGTGGAGCAAGTTTGTTAAGTAATGCTGGAGGCAGTGGTGCATCTACTTCAAGCTCATCAGCTTCGAGTGCAAACACAGCAGATGGACCGTTCCCAGAGGAGTAAAAATGGCCCAAATTAATTTACCAACAAAACCAGATACAGACAGTGCAGATCCTGTCAAAAGATATTTCAATTCATACTACGGTTATCAGTTAGAATTTCCTAGCAATGATGTAGATGCAGTTGTAGGATTTTTAGAAAACAAAGGATTTGATAAATCAGCGGCAAAATCCACAGGATCTATATTATTGCAACAGGCTAAAATTGACGGAGTAAAAGTTTTTGAATTATTAGACACGCTAAAGGGTTTAGAACGAGTACAACTGAGCGTTGTTGTAGCACAAATATTAAACTTCAACAGACAAAAAATAAGCACTTTAGGATTTAGGGTAAAACAAGAACAAAAACCGTTAGAGTCAAGAAACATTATGGGGTAACCAATGAAGCGTTGGGCCCAAGGCAAATATAATTGTAAAAATCCTGCAAAATATGTAGGTAAAAAAACACCAACATACAGATCAAGTTGGGAATTTCATTTTATGAAATTTTGTGATGAGAATCCAGCTATTGCGGCTTGGGCCAGTGAAGCTATTAAGATTCCATACAGAAGTCCGTTGACTGGAAAGCCCACTGTATATGTGCCAGACTTTTTTATACAATATAAAGATAAAAAAGGTAGACATAAGGTAGAACTTATAGAAATAAAACCAAGCACACAAGCAATAAGAGAAAATCTAGGAAAAAATAAACAAAATCAAGCTTCATATGTATTAAATATGGCTAAATGGGAAGCCGCAGGTAAGTATGCAAAATCCAAAGGCATAGGATTTAGGGTAATCACAGAAAAAGAGCTATTTCATCAGGGCAGGCGTGGTTAACACGTTAGGATAAATAATAGTAGCATATAATGGGTCAACGTTATGAGTAAAAAATTAGAAGAATTATTAGATTTACCTGATTCTAAAGAAATTATAAAAAAAGAAAAAGAAAAGGGTAAACAAGAAGTAATGTCTCAGCAAAACGATACCTTGCGTGATATAGCTGAAATGGATAAGATCAGCGCCGCTTTGCCACAAGTAAAAGGACTGGGTGAGTTAGCAGACAACGAATTAGGAGAAGTTGCTGATAAAGCAATGGAGGCATATGAAGATCTTATGGATCTTGGCATGAACGTTGAATCAAGATACAGTGGTAGGGTGTTTGAAGTTGCAGGACAAATGCTAAAAACCAATTTAGATGCTAAAGTAGCCAAACTAGATAAGAAACTCAAGATGGTTGAACTACAATTAAAGAAAGAAAAACTAGATAAAGATGGCAAGGTTGACGGTGAATCAATCGTTCAAGGTGAAGGATATATAGTAACAGACCGCAATAGTTTGCTTGAAAAACTAAAGAATATGGATAAATAATTTATAAGGACGAAAACATGTTTGAAAAATATCTAACTGAAGCTAAAAAAATATATGAATTTTCGATTGGAGTTGCAGGCGAACTACCAGAAGGGTTTGAAGATTCGTTGGAAACATGCCTAAAGCGTTATAGCGTTGCATCAATGGGTGCTGGTAAGAAAACACCTATTCAAGAACGCCCTTTAGATTTTCCACAACTATCTAACTGTGAAGTTACGTATTACGAAGTAGGCTTAAATTACCCAACTACTCCACAAGTTTTACATGAGTATATTTCACAATGTTGCGAGTGTGACAGAGGATTAATTTTAGTTAGAAGTAAAAACGATCCTGGTATGGAATACCAAGAGAAAAAAGACGAAGGTCCATACGAGACAAAGTTAACACAAGAAGACATGGGAGGCGAGTCAGCACAAGAAGATGTTGGCGGAGCAAGAGTAATGGGTCTTTTAAAAGAATTAGAAACAGCTCGTAAAGAAAAAGAAAATGATCCAATCGCAGATGTTAAACCAGGTGATTCAA